ACGCGACGCTTTGCGCCGGTGATGTTGGACCCACTCGCCGTCACCACACTCACGGCCCGGTCACCCCGTATGCGGTGATGTGGACGGCTGCATTGCTGGCATGCGCCACGAGGTACCGGTTGGTCGGGTCAAGGCACACCCCGGCCACGAGGATCACGCTGTCGTTTCCGGCAATCGTGGCCCCGGACGCGATGTACGCCCCGTGCGTGCCCGTCGTCGCCGACGTTGAGACGTTGTACGTATATGACGTACTCGACGTGTTGGCGATCACGATTGACGACACGACGGTATACGTTGACGCCGTCGCGCCGTTGTCGCACACGTTGGTTGCGCTCGTCGCCGTGGTCGTGCCCAGGCGCTTCGGTAATTCGGCCACTTTTTAGGCTCCCATTAACATGAACAATCGCCCGTACCCGGCACCGCCGACAGGCGTCTCGGTGCCCGACGCGCCCGACCGGTAATACAGCGCCCCGTCCGTTTTTGCGTAGATCGCGGTGATGCCCGCGCCGGGTGCGCTCGGCGTCGAGGATTGCTGGACGAACGTGTGCACGATCCCGTCCGGCGAAATCACGAGGATGTTGCCCCGAATCGTGTTGTGGTCACTCGCGAGGATGGTGTCGGTGCCACCCGTCACCGTGCGGATCGTGCCCCAGGCCATGATGAACTCCTACGTTGTCGAGAGTGTAACCGTCCAACTGACCGTCGCGGTCTGGCTGGATGTCTTGGACCACGAGGCAAGGATCCGCGCGAACAGCGTCCCGGATCCAGCCGTCGAAGTCGCACCCGTGAACAGCCCGAGTTCCGTCCACGAGCCGTTCGCAAGCGTGGTCGGATAGAACGCCTCCAGCGTCGCGGTCGCGCTGCTCACCTCGGCCACCGATGCGGCCCGCCACGTCGCCGTGTTCGGTGTCACCAGTGCGGTATCCCCCGCATTGACGGCGGTCGTGCCGGTTCCGAGTTCGAGGTACCACGTGCTCGCGCCGAACGTGTCCGCACCGATCAGCGCGGATGCAAGTTGGTTCAGGCCCGCGGTCACCACGAGGTTCCGTCCCTCGGCGACCACCTCCCCGTCGATCCTGATCGTGACGTCCCCGCGGACGCCGATGGCGCTGTTCACTGGCGATCAGCCTCCACGCGTATGATGGCAGGATGCTCGACCCGCAGTTCCAGGCGGCCGGGTTTGTCGGCCAAGGATGGATGCCCGGCGCGAAATCCCGTGATTAACGCACTACCACTCTCTGTCCGCAATGCGATCTGGACCAGCAGGTCGAGGATCGCGACCGGCAGCATCACCTTGTCCGTCTCGGTTGCGTTCATGCCTCCAACGCCTCCACCCGCTGTACCAGTTCCTTGATGGCATTCACCATCGCCCATTGCAATTCATTCGTGTTGAGGTTGAGGAGTTCGGTGACCGTCTCGACACCGTCCTCATCCTTATCCGCATGCTCGTAGGTTCCGATCATTTCGGGCCACGTTGCCTGCGTCTCCTGTGCGATCACGGAGACATGCACCCGGCCGTCGTCCACTGACCCGAATGCCCCGTTGAGCCGGTACATCTTCGGTTCAAGCGCCATGATGTCCGCGACACCGCGCGTGTACGGGCCGATCACGGTTTTCATCCTCGCATCCGAACTGATCGTCCATGTGTTCGAGGTTGGCTTGGCGGCGGAGTCGGTGCTTAGGGTGAGTTGATATCCCGGACTCGTGGTCCCAATGCCCAATCGTCCAGTCGATCCTTGAAAGAATGCTATTGATCCATATTTGCCATTATATACTTGAAAATTCCGAAAATACGAAGTTCCAGTATTATATCCGGCATAGTTGATGGCAATCTCTCCGTTATCTGCTGCAACTCGATATTCCCATAGCGTTCCGTTTTGTATGGCTATGCCTTGTGTATTTCCTCCGGTGAATCTCGCCTCAATGTCGGAAGTATTTGGTGCTACAACATGCAAGGTTGCACTCGGACTCGTGGTCCCAATGCCGACGTTGCCAGCAGTATTGATGAACAATTTTGTGGAAACGGTTTCGCTTCCTATATTTGCTGCTGTTCCCGTTTGAATTGCAAATGCGGCTCCATCAACCCCAGCCAGTCCGGCACGAATGTACCAAGGAGCATACGAGTTGACTCCTTGCGGGGAGTACATTTTTATAATCAAATTATCGCTAACACCCGTATCATTTGACATGATAATTGGAGCGTTATATGCTGCGTCTGTATTTAATCGAAAACGGCCACCAGTAATAGTAAGTTTGTCACCCGGACTCGTCGTCCCAATGCCGACGTTGCCACTCACGTACCAGTTGCCCGTCTTGGTTGCGCCATCCGCTCCACCGATGATGTCGAAATTCGCCTTCGTTTCGTTGTGATCGGCTGCGGTGACGTAGTCCGTGTAATCAGTAACCGTCCGCAAGACTGTCCAGGCCATGTCACTCTCCGTATTTCAGCGTACCGTATACTCCGCTACCGTACGGAGTCGCCAATTGGTATATACCGCGTCCATATTTCGTCACATCGTATGTCGGCGTGGTTGATGCCTCGACGGTCACGGTGGCCGCCTCTGACCTCATGTACACGATCTGGTCACCCGCGATGAACTGTTGCAGCGGCCTGCCCCGGACGTCGGACGACGCCGGTCGCAACCCGTCGATGATCCGCGCCATGACGCGCGTGATGTCCTCAGCCGGTGGCATTACAACTCTCCATATATATCACTGGACAGCGTGAGTTCGACCTGCCATTGATCCGGCGTGGCAAACCGCTTCGCGACGTCCGTCACGTACAGGTCGATCCCGCTCGCGAACGCGCCACCGAAACGGCGGTCGGATGTCAACCGGAATACCTGCCCGTCTCGCCAGCCGGACCCGAGCACACGCGCCGTCCCGACCCATTTGTGACCACGTGTTGACAGGTACAACTGCGCCCGCGCCTTGATCGCATCCTGGGATGCGTTCACGAGTTCCGCCGCACTGAACACGTCCTCGTAGACGCCGTTGGACACTGACGCACCCTCGCGCGTGAGCACCTCGGTGATGCTGTCCCCGTCGACCACGCGGTTGACCTTCGGCGCTATATCAAGGTAAGGATAGGACACGGCAACCTGCGCCCCGGCTGGTGGGACCGTCTCGAACCGTACGCCCCAGTTCGGCAGGCAGAGCAGCGCCTTGTTGCGCGTCTGCCCGTCACCAGGCTTGCCGTCGATGTTCTCACGCAGCAATCCGCCATTCGCGGTCGTGTATGTCGTGGCCGGTCCGCTCGTCGGCGTCACCGTCACCGTCACCCCGTCGTATGTGGCAGGTTCGTAGCCAAGCGGGAAGAATGACTTGTAGCCGTCCGCTGTCGCCACCGGCTCGGAAAAACTTGCCGGTTGTCCATCATCCTGCGTTGCGACCGACTTCGCATCCTTGATGAAGCACACATTGACGATCTGGTCACCGACCTCTTCCAATACAAGATCGCCGAGCGTGGTCTGCGTCTCCCACGTCAGCGCGGACACCGGCGCGGCTGACGCTGCCCCGGTGAGCGGCTGGAACACGACGTTCTTGTCGTAATCCACGTACCACTTGTACCCGACGATTTTCGCGATGCGATCAATCGCACTCGATGGCGACTCGAAATCGTACGTCTGTTGCGGGATCGTCGGCCCGTCAGCCACGAGCGACTGCCCCCACGTGATCGCGCCCTGGTTGCACGTGTTGGTGATGATCGACTTGACGATGTTCCCGGCAAGGTCAGTCGTGGTCTCATCGTCGCCGGTCGGAATCTTGACGCCTTGGACGAGGTACCGGTCGAACCACCGCGTGTAGTCGCTGCAATCGACCGTGTAGAGGTACGACGACGTGCCGGCGGGCGATTCGGACACGCGCTGTGTCACGCCTGCGAACTCTTTCGTCCCATCCACGGTCAGGACGACTTCGCGCCCGGCGCGTGGCACCGTCACGGCCGGCGTGGCTCCCGAGTATGGGACCACGATCTCGAATGACAGCGTCCCGGCGCGATCCCGGAGCGATGACCGCACCGAGATGCTCTCGATGCGCGTGTACGCCTGGTACGCGGTCCCGCCGATGGTCAGGGTGACAGAGAGTGCCACGTCACGCGGTCCCGAACGGCAAGCGCCGTTGCAGCCCGAGTTGGCGTCGGAACGCGTCGGCGGCTGCGCGTCCCGCACTCGCCCCGTCCGCGAATCCGCTCACGTTGATGATCACGGTGTCAATCCCGCCCCCGAACGATCCAAGCGGTGACGCGCCAGGCATCTGGTCGAGCGGCACGAGCGCCTCCGGACCCTTCTCGCCGATCAGCGCCATCGTGGGTTGCGTCACGATGGCACCGGATGCGCCGTACGCACCCGTGTTCTTGTAGTTGTGGACGACCCACCGCGCCGTGCCGACAAGGTACGTGTGCGCCGGATGATCCACGTGCAGGTTGTAGACCGTCGCCGTCGTGCCGGACGCGAACGACTCCTCGACGGTCTCGCGGCCCACCGCGGTGATCACGACGGACCCGGGTACCAGTTCGTCGGCTCGCTTCCAGCCGTCGCTCGTCAGGAACGGATGTTCCGCCGTCGTGCTGACCACGTCCCCGTAGATGCGCAGCGTCCACACCGGGTGATCGTGGTGCACCAGTGTCTCGCACACCGGCGCGTTCACGACGGTGGCAGTGTCCGGGTCGTACACCTCGACGCTGTCGCCGACAACGATTTCCGAAATGCGAATCAACCCGTTCGCCGTCCACACCCGCGTGTCACCCGTGAAGCATCCGCCAGGGCCACCAAAACTGCCACCGACCATCGCCATCCCCGCGCCGACCAGCGCTGCCCCAGCCGCAGCCGCAGCCAGTCCACCGCTGCTCACCACCGAATCCGCAATTTGCGCCACGGGTGGCACACTCAAGCCGGTCGGATTGGGACCGGTACTCGCCCCAGTCGTTGGCACTTGTGCCTGTACGTTCGGCAACGACAGGATGCTGTTCCTGAGAGTCTCAATGGATGCGATCACGCTGTTGATTTGATCAACGGTAGTCCCAAAGTCCATGCTGATCACGATGGGAATCAGCAGCGGTATCACCGATATCGCCGATGCCAGTTGCGCCACAGCGATCATGGCCTCACTCGTGCCAGCCGTGATCGTGAATGACCAATCCGGCGCGGTGACGTCTGTGATGCGGTTTATGAGCGCATCGAGCCGGTCCATCGCGTCGTTGATGATCGCGCGGACCTCGAACGTCCACGGCGTCGGTGGCTCGCTCAATGATCCGAGACGCTCACGCAGCGTATCCATCGACTCGGTCGCCGCCTGCGTGTCCGCGTTGACGGTGACCGTCGCGGTCTGCCCGTCAAGCGTCCTGACCTTGTCCTCTGCATCCCCGAACCCGGACAAAAGGAACTTGACAAGGATTTCGATCGGCTTGAACGCAGGCAGGATCAGTTCCGCGATGTTCCACGCGATCTTGATCACCACGTCCGCGAACGTCGGTAGTTTCAGGACCGCGACGTCCCACAGGACCTTGATCGTTGCGACGGGGTTCGTCACGAGTTTGGCGATCCACCCGAGCAACTCGACGATCCAGTCCCGCGCCTCCGCGAAGACTTTCGGCCAGTCGCCGAGTTTCGCGCCCCACGCAATCACCCAGTCGAGACCCGCCTTCAGGACGTTCCCCACCGCGCGGATGTAATCCCAGACCGGCTTGAGGAACCTTGCCACCGCCTGCAACGCCGCCCCGAACAGGCGCATCGCGACGGCGATGACCTTCAGGATTATGGTCAGGTACGGCAATACGGCGCGTCCCAAATCCAAGAGGATCGTCATGACGGGCCGGACGACTTCGAGCAATGCCTTGAACGCCTCGCCGGCCGCTCCAAGGAAGTCCTGAAACTCCTGCGACGAGGTGAGCGCACTGATCCCGGCGCTCAGGTCATCGGTCAGTTGGATCAGATCCTTGTAGTAGGTTTTCGTGAGCGGTTCGAGCGCCTTGCCGATTGCCACGAGGCTGCGGTTGAGTTTCGCGTCGAGTGTGGACGCCAGACCCCTGGTCGACTGCGACGCGCGTTCGGTTGATCCGCCGAACTGCTTGTCGATCTGGTCGATCAACAGTGGCAGGACCTTCTTGGCGACCAGTTGGCCCTTGGACGCCATCTCGCCCAGCGCGTTCGTCGAGACGCCCATGGCGTCCGCGAGCATCTTTTGCGCTGGTATGCCAGCCTCGGCAAACTGGTTCAGTTCTTCCTGCGAGACCTTGCCCTTCAGAAGCATCTGGCTGAACGCCAGCGTGGCACGCCCGAACGTCTCGGCGCTGTCACCGCTGATGTCCGATAGCCCCGTCATCACGCGCGTCAGGTCCTCGGCCTGCACGCCCGCGCCGAGAAGCATCTGGGCGGATTTCATCACCGCCTGGTCATCGAACGGTGACCAGTCCGCGAAATCCTGAAGTTTGCTCAGGATGGCGTCCGCCTTGGTCGCGTCACCGGTGAGCCTGATAAAGGTGTTGCGGTAACTCTCGACCTCAGCGGCTGCCGAAACGGACGCCTTGACGAGTTGGTAGGTGCCAGCCACGAATGCAGCCGTAGCAGCAACGGCGACGCCCAGTCCGACGGCTGCCATGTTGGCACCGCCACCCACGCCGGTGAGCGCACGGGCAGCCCCGAGTGCGCCACCGGATGTCCCGGACATCCCGGAGTTCAGGCCATTGAGCGCCTGGTTGATCCGCTTGAGCGCCGGGGTCGCCTGATCGACGACCACCGCGTTGATGCGCAGGTTCGCGACGTTTGCCACTTCAATCGTGCCTATCGTTTACGGCTGGTGCGCTGCTTGCGCTCGCGTTCCGCCCGGACCTGCGCCTCGTAGTGTTCGACCAGGAGCAACCGTGTCCGCCATAGTGGCTCAAGCCTCGTGAGTTGTTCCGGTGTCCACCCGTACCTGCGCATCAGCAACACGTCGGACGTCCACGCCGGACCCTCGGCCTTCCCCTCTACCCAGAACCAGAGTTGCTCCCGCTCGCGTTTGGGACCGTCACCAGTTCCCCGACCTGTGTAAGGATCGCCTCGACGACGTGCGCCGGTAGGCGGTCCAGTGCTTCCGCCGTCACCGGCACCGGCAACTCCTCGCCGGTATCGACGTCGGTCAGTGACCATCCGATGATCATCGACGCGACCTGCGCCAGTGATCGGCCGAACTCATCCTCGATGGACGACGCGCGGATCATCCGAGCCTTCGTCGTCCACCGCATCGCTTCTGGGTGCTCGACCTCGACCCAATGGCCGGGTTCACCAGCCGCATCGAGCGTCAGTCTGACTGTGCGAAGTGGTTTCGCGTATCCCATCGTAACCCCTAATATGATGTCTGCGTGTTGTTGAGGACGAACTTGCACGGGCCGCTGTCGGTCGTGTTGTACAGGCAACGCCCCTGCAACGTGATCAGGTATTGCCCGCCCCCGAGATCGCGGGTGGCCGGACCGTCCCCGAACGATGCCTGAGTGGCCGTGAACACGAGCGACCGCAACGTCGATGTCGACCCGTACGTCCACGTCAGCACGAGTGCGCTTTCGTTGAACGCACCTGACGTACCCATATACTTCGCGAGATCGTCCACCGATGTCGTGCCCGCGTCGAGGCTGATGCTGAACGTGGCCTCAAGCGGCTGCTCGTCGATCCGGCTCGGGTCCCGGCTGCCAGTCGTGTGCACCGCCTCCTGACCACGCGCCAAGGTCAGTTCGAACGACGTGACGCGGTTCTGCGCGCTGCCTCCGATTGACACGCTCGTGTCGATCCCGATCCACGGCTTGTTGGTCTCCGCGGTCAGTCCCGTCGTGGCGGACCCGCCGGACACGCCGGTCGTTGCGACCATCGAGGTCGAGTGCGCCAGCAGCCCGTCACGGGCCGCGAACGATATCCGGAGTTCCGAGATCTTCGCCCCGGAATATTCGCGGTACGCGATCGGGTTGGCGTCCTCGACGGTGAACGACGGGACCGACGATCCCAGGGTGATCGTGTGCGGGTAGACGCCGCTCGTCGCAGTGCCAGTCGACACCGTGCCCATGATCCCGGCGAGCAGGTTGCCGGCGATGTCCGGCAATAGCGGCCCCTCAAGGCTGATGTTCGCCAGCCCACCGCCCTGGAGCAGGTTGTAGTCCATCGCAGCGATGCCACGACGGGCGCTGTCGCGGACCGAGTTGTACTCGTTCGCGAACGTCGGGTCGGACGTCACCGGAATGACCTTGGTCGCTGCGACCGAGGTGTTCCACGTCGATTCCTTCCCGATCTGAACCTTGGTTGTACTAAGGATTGGCATCGTTTGCCTCCGGGGTCGGTGTCACGACCGGGGTTGGTGACGCCTGTGATCCCCCGGCTGGCGCGTCACGCCACCCGGCACGACGCAGGTCGTCGGCGTCGTCGTCTTCGATTGTCCACGTACCGCTCTTGGCTTCGTACGACCGTGCGCCAATCGACACACGGACGACGTCCGCATTCAGCGGCGGTGAGAGTTTCACGGCCATTTACGCCTCCACCCACGTCGTCGCGTGGTACAGATCCATTTCAAGGGTGAGTTCGGCACCGACATACTCGTTGCCGTTGTAGTCTTGCATCCCGATCGATGCCCGCGTCAATCGTACCTGCCTGACGCCGTTTCCGAGGTTCTGGTTCGATGCGATCAGCGACCGGTACGCGTCCACGAATGCGAGTACCGCCGGGTGCGCCCGTGCGATTGTCGGGAGGTTGGTCAGGTACGTCACGAGGATCGTGGCCTGCTCGAACTGAAAGCCCGTCGGCACCTGCCCGTACGGGTACTGGTCAAACGATGACGATGACCAATGGTGAACGACCGCAGGCAAGGCCGCGAGTTGGTCAGGCGGTGCCGCAAAGATCAGGTTTGCCCGGACACCGAGCGCCACCGTGGCCGCCTGCGCCACCGTCCCGAGTTGGGTGAGCGCCGGCTGGACGGTCACGCGCGTGCTCCAGCGGTGCGTCGCCCGAACTCGTTCTCGATGTCCTTGACGGACCGCCGCAAATCACGCGATAGCACCGCGGTCATTGACTTGGCCGCCTTCGACATCCAACCGTACGTCGGTTGACCGGCGCGTGACGATGACACGCCCGTCCCTTTCGCGGAATACTGGTAGCCACGATCCGTGTTGGCCGGTTTCGGCCCGCCATCGCTGCGCGGTTTCGTCCGGATGATCTGACGCCCGTAGTTCAGCGCCCAACCGTACCGGAACCCCTTCGCTGAGACGCCGGACCCGGCGGATACCGATCCCATTTGCGGACGCTTCGGTCCACTCTGATCCCAGTATCGTTGCGCAAGCGGTCCGCCCAGTGCGCCGGTGCGCTGCGGTACCGCACGCGCGACGCGATCCCGTCCGACCTTGGTGGCCGACTTGATCACTTTCTTCAGAGCGTTCGTGTACAGCGGTTTCGTCCCACCAAACACGCGTTCGAGTTCGGCCAGTCCCGTGATATCAACCTTGATCGAGCGACTGCCTCTCGACAGCCCGCCCTTCGGCATCCACGTTGCGGTTTGCCGGTTTCCAGCGATGCTTGCCATCAGGCCGCACCCAGTCCGCCACCGTGACGGTACGGTTCGAGCATGCGCCGGACCATGGGGTGCAATCCCGCCTGGATGATCGGCCCGGCAAACTCGGCCCCGCCGGTGATCGGTGCGCCACCGGACACCTGTTGACGGTAGACGAGCGCGGATTGCATGATGCACGCTTCCTTGATCACATTCGGTGCACTCGCACCGTAGCCGAAGGTAGCGATGACGCGGACGCCCCGCTCGTGCATGGGAAACAGGTTCGATGACAGCGGTGAGAGCATGATCGAGGTGTACGGTTTGCCCTGGTTGCTCGCGTTCGGTGGTGACGGGTACGCCGTCGTGATCGTGGTGTACGTCGCCCAGTCGCCCGCGCTGTCGTACGCCACGGACGTCAACGCCGTGAACGGATCAGTGTTGACCATCCACGGCGAGGATGCCCGGTAATAGCGTGTTTGCGAGAGCGGCTGCACGTCCGCCCCGACGAAGTCATCGATCTGGCGCGACACCGCGTGGACAATCCGCGTGATGCGGTCGTCGTCCACGGCGTCGGTGATCCCGAGTTCGGCCTTGATGTCGTCCTCGGTGCAGTAGATGTCCGTCGGGGGAGGCATGTCTTGGCTACCTTACGACGCCGGGTGCACGTACAACTTGACAGGGTTGTAGGTGGTCGTGTTGGCCGCGACCAACCGGCCGCCGGTTCGCTGAAATGCGTAGAAACCGGTCTGGAGCGCATCCGCGTACCGCTCGGTCATGCGCACGAGTTGCACACCCGAAACGTCACGGATGATGTACTTGCTGAAGTCACCGAAAGCAATCGACTTGGCTGACGCGGCTGCGGCTGCGACGTCGTTGTTGATGACCACCGGATATCCGAGAATCCGATCCGGCTCTCCAGCCTGCACCGATGGCTCCCACAGCGGACGGTTCTGCGAGTCCTGCAACTTGCGGATGATCCCGAGGGTTGCATCCCGCATCATCCACTTCGCGTTCGGCCGGTACGCCACGTCGACGCTGTAGGCGAGGTCGACCAGGTCATTGTAGATCACAGTTGACGTCTGGCCCGCCGCCCCGGTTTTCCCGGTCGCAGCACCTACAATAACGCCATGTGGCTGACTTGATCCGGTTCCAGTTGTCCAATGTGCATTCTGCGCACGTCCGAGACGCTCGCCGAGCGCGTTCGCGATGAACTGATCCAACGGGAACTCAGAGTCCTGAAGCAACTGGTTTGACACGAGCACCAGACCCGATGTGTACATGTACGATGACACGGTCAGTTGGCCGAATGTCATAGCGGATTCTGAGATTGTTGACGATTCTGACAGTATAGAACCGCTAACGCCGGTCTCATCGACCGTCGGCAGGAGCAGGTCCGCGCCGGACTGGGTCGGGTAGACGGTAGAGACGCTGAGCATCCCGCCGAACGCGCGACGGGCGGCATCGATGCCGCTGCCGAACTCGTAGTTGACGAGATACCCACCGGCCGTCGTGGTCCCGACGGTTTGTGCGCGACCCTCGGCGAGCCGCTGGCGGTTGTAGGCCCGGAGTTCCGGGTCGAGTTCGGCATCCGTGCCACGGAGCCACGCATTGAACGCGCGCTTCTGCGCCTCGGGTGACAGGCTCGCGCCGGCCGATGCCTTGCGCTCCTCGGTCTCGACGACGGAGCCGCGCAACGCGCTTTCCTCGGCTGCGAGCCGCTGCGCCTTGGCGAGCGCGTCGATCCGCCGGTCGAGGCTGGTCAGGTCCTTGTCGAGCGCGTCGAAGCGGGACTCCGCCTGCGCGTCCCAGTTGGCCTGGTCCTCGACGATTGCGCGCATTTCGAGCGCCAGCCTGTTACGGCTGTCGCGTAGTTCGTTCAGTGTGCTAGCCATTTCCAACTCCCAAGGTGTGCGCACGGAGTCGCGCCCGTGCCAGCGCGTGCGTGGTTGACCGCGGATTGGTCAGGGTTGACGGCACCCGGACGGACCGGATCGCCACGGAGGTTTGCGCGTACGCCGGATAGGTGACCGCGGACACGTCAAACAGATCACAGTCGAGCAGTTCGCGGACGTAGCCCGTCGAGGCTGAGCCGGACCACCGGTCCTGCACCGCCCGGAACGCGAACGACGCCTGGTTGACGTCCCCGCGCCGGACCAGTTCGGCAACGTCCCGCCCAAGGCTGGTATCGGGGAGATTGCACGAAAAGTACAAGCCGTTGCCATCCTCGCGCAGCGTGAGCGTGCCCGAAGCGGTACGGCCGAGCGGTGATTCAGCCTCGTGGTTCCACAGGCACCGGACGTCCTGCGATGACGCGAGTGCGCGGGTGAATGCGCCCGGCCGGATGATCTCCGTGAATTCCATCCCGTAGCCACCGTTCCGGCTGTCGTCTTCCTCGGTCTGCAACGGCTGGCTCGGCACGTTGAAGAGTGCGGCGTAGCCTTCCAGGCGCAGTCCCGTCGCCGGGTCGTCCGCGCCCCGGAGTTCGACGCGTGCGCCCCGGAGTTCCAGCCGGTCAGGCGCGGATGCGCGCTTTTCCTCAATTGCGACCATCGTGTCTCCTGTTGGTCGCGCGACTGGCGCGGTAGGGATCATTGCCACTTTACAGGGTTTGGCGTCATTCCGCAACCGGCAACGTCACGCCGGTCGCCCGTGCGAGCGCATTCCGCGCCGTCACGGCTTGGCCTCCAGCGCATCAATGCGTGCCTGCATTGCGGCGTTCTGCTCCGCGAGTTCCTTTATCGCGTTCACCAGT